GTTTGGTTCCAAATAATGTAAGTATGGGAGGAACAGATGCAGTAATTCGTATTGATTCTGTTAATGGAAGTGGTGGTGTAACTGGATTTACAACTGTCAGTGGTGGTATTGACTTTGAAGTAAGTTCCAATCCATCCAATGATTTTTATGAAGCAAGGGGTGGAAGCGGAAGTAATAACTTCCGTGTAATGGTAACTTCTGTCACAAGAGCACTCGGAGGAGTGATAAATTCTCTTGCAATTACTACAGGAGGTAGATTCTATACTAGTGCTCCAATAGTAGTGATTGATCACCCAGGAACAAGCTTTGCATCTGCGACAATTGGAATCGCCGGATCATCCGTTAATCCGGGGTCCATTGCCTTTAGTACAACTGGTAGAGCATATACAACTGCTCCAACAGTTGCTATATCGACTTCATCTGGACAAGATGCTCCTACTCAAGTTGCTGTTGGTATTGCAACAATTCATGCAGTAACAGGTATAGTTACAGCAGTTGGATTTAATAGCACGACAGATCCATGGTGTGTTGGCACTGGAGCAACCATTGGTCTTGGATATACTGCAGCACCTGTAATATCTTTCAGTGGAAATCCATCACCAGTTAGAGCAACTGCTACAGTCACTATTACAGATGCTGGAGTGGTTAATGGAATTACAACAACTAATATTGGATTTGGATATCTAACCGCACCATCGGTTACTATAGCAAGTCCCGGAGGAGCAGATGAAAACTTTAGAGCACTTGGTGTCGCAACCATTAGATCTACATCAGTTAAAACTGAAGGCACTGTTGGTATAGGATCTAGCGTTATTACTGGAATTACTACAACTAATATTATTGTAGGTGATAGAGTAAGAATGAGTGTTGGATATAACAAACCATATAACTTTATACCTGCAGATATCTTTGTACAATCTATTGGGTCTAATTCTCTAACCATGTCAGAGTCTGCCACAAATGTTGGCATTGCTACATCTGTATTTGAATTTGGTATTGAGAATTGTGGTATTGTAACTGGAATTGCGGTCACTTTTGGTGGTGGTGGATATTTGACACCGCCTACAGTAACCATTTCTAACGAGGTGTCAGAGAAGAATTATGTTGAAGAGGTCGCTGGTATTGCAACTGCTATAGGAATAGCGACTGTAAGTGCAGCTGGAACGATATCTCATTTAAATATTCTAGATGCTGGTTATGGATATTTGATAGAACCAGAGGTAACCATTTCAGATGCTGAAGGATCTGGATCTGGAAACTTTGTATTTAATGAAACTGTAACCGGATCTATAAGTTCTTCTACAGCAATAGTTAGAGTCTGGAACTCTGAGGATAGTGTTCTTCAAGTAGCATCTGTAACTGGAGAATTCATACAGGGAGAAACTATCACAGGATCTACATCAGGTGCTACTCATGAACTTAGAATAGTAAATATCAATCCTGTTGATGATGGATTTGCAGATAATATTAACATAGAGAACGAAGCAGATTCGATTATAGACTTCAGTGAACAGAACCCATTTGGAATTCCATAAATAATATCACTCTCAGTATATCGTAATTCCATAAGGATAAACAATGTTTGAATATTTTTATAACGAAATTTTAAGGAGAACCATTGTATCTTTTGGTACTCTTTTTAATTCATTAACCATCAAACAAACTAATTCCTCTGATAATGTGATCAACACTATCAGGGTTCCTTTGTCTTATGGACCAACTCAAAAGTTTCTTGCAAGAATTGAACAACAAGCAGATTTAAATAAAGCAACTTCAATAACATTACCCAGAATGTCATTTGAATTTACTGGAATGACTTATGATTCTGCAAGAAAAGTAACTACAACACAACAATATACTGTAAAAGACCCAGATGATGGATCTGAGTCAAAAAAAGTATACATGCCAGTTCCATATAACATGCAATTTGAACTGAGCATTATGACAAAATTGAATGATGATGCTCTTCAAATTGTAGAACAAATTTTACCATATTTTCAACCATCATATAATTTAACTGTAGAGTTAGTAGAATCAATACAAGAAAAACGTGATATTCCAATAGTCCTTGAGAACATCACCATGCAAGATGATTATGATGGAGATTTTACAACAAGGAGAGTTCTTCTTTATACTTTAAGATTTACTGCAAAAACGTATCTGTTTGGTCCTGCTACATCTGCGACCAAGGATATTATCAAGAAATCTACTGTCAGTTATCTTACTGGAACAGATTTAACTAACGCAACAAGAGAACTTAGTTATTCTACTGTTCCAAGAGCAATTAAAAATTATACCGGAGATGCTGCTACAACAGTTTCAGTAGACGCTACTAAGACTGCCAAGTTGATTGAGGTTGAGGATGTAAGTGGTCTAACTGCTAAATCTTATATTGCCATCGATGATGAAGAACTATTCATCAAATCAATTACTGGTAATAAACTCACCGTTCTTAGAGCACAGGATAAGACAACCGCAACAGAGCATCTTAGGGGTGCTGAAATATATGTGATCAATACTGCGGATAATGCCTTGATCGCAGAAGGTGATGACTTTGGATTTAGTGGTACAATAACATGACAAATAAATTTGAAAGTTTAAATAATGAGTTCAATGTCAAGGGAGACATTGTGCAACCTGAAGTTGTTAATGATAAAATTCAAAAAGTAAAGGAAACCTCAGATGACATTAAAAAAGATTATGATTACACACGAGGCAATCTTTATAGTATAATTGAAAAAGGACAAGAAGCAATCAATGGTATTTTAGAACTTGCACAAGAAAGTGAAATGCCTAGAGCATATGAAGTTGCAGGTCAATTGATTAAAAATGTTGCTGATGCCACAGACAAATTGATGGACCTTCAGAAAAAACTGAAGGATGTTGAAGAAGAAAAACAATCTCGCGGGCCCTCTACTGTTAATAACGCATTATTTGTTGGTTCCACAGCAGAACTTGCCAAGATGCTGAAACAGGGCGTAAAAGAGGACAATAAATAATAGAGACGGAGTTATATTTAACGTGGCATTAAAGAAGCCTTCAGAATTTTTTGGTAAGAATAAAAACGACTTTGACCACATCAAGGATACTGTTTCTGCGGAAAAAATTGAAACGGTATCAGAGGCTTTTAGTGCCTTCAAGACAAATTTAAATCACATTCAGTCCATATCGGATTTCTCAGATACAGTTGAGAACTTTAAGGAGAATGTTGATAGAGTTGATAGCATTTCTAAAGAAATCTCAGAAGTAAAAGAAGATATCAGAGGGCTGATTAGTAAAGAAGATTTGGATGAGGCAATGGTTGCCCATCTTCTCTTTGTTGAAGAGTCTATTAAAAAAATTGAGGGACGAATAAAAAGTATCAATGGAGACACCATTGATAAAATAAAAGAAGATTTTACAAACCTGTCCGAAACTGTAGAGAATTTTGTAGATGTTGATATTCCAAACTACAAAAAGTTAGTATCAGAATCAGAGATTAGATTTGATACTAGACTTGCAAGTTTTAAGGGTGTAGTAGAAGAAGACCTTGACGGTATTAGAGAAGACGTTAATAAAGAAGTAAGCACTGCCTTGGCAGGTGTTGAGACAGTTAATGAAAATATCGTATCAGATTTAAAGAGAGACTTAAAACAAACAACAAAAGATGTTAATGAGACTGTAAGTAATCTTGTTAATGAAGAGTTTCCAAAGTACAAAAAACTTTTTGCAGAAACAGAATTAAAAACTGAGCAGAGAGTTTCCGCTTATGATGATGCAATTAATAAATTAAACCTAATGGTGAAAGAATTCACCGAAAATGAAATTCCAAAGTATAGCAATCTATTAGTAGAAACTAAACTTAAATCTGAGAAAGAAGTAAAACAATTAGAAAAAAATGTATTAGAAGAAGTTGAGTTTATCAAAGAAAAAATTGAACTTCTGTCTAATGATGTTACAGAAAAAACCTCTGATATTGATTCATTAGTTGAATTGAAAGTTCAGGAATTACAATCCACCATTGACGATTCTAAACAAAAA